CTAAATCTGTTCGGGATATGCAACTGCTCAGAGATGAAGCATGGCAGGCAGGGAATTTTTCAGCCGCCATCAAAGCAGAAGAACTTAGGCTCAAGGTAACGGGATTAATGGTTGCTCGTAGCCATGTAACCCACGAAAATATCGACAGCTTGTCCCGTGACCAAATCGTAGAACAACTCCAGCAATTTATGGATCGTGCTAAAAATCGTATGAAAGACGTAACACCAGCAGAAATTCCCATAGAAGCCGAACAAATCCCAGTAGCAGCGGATAGCGAAACCTCAGCAGAATGATCGGAACGCTTGGCGGGGGTGGTCGGGCGTTTCCTCATCGGAAATGTTCGGGATATGTGCGCCCGCAGGTAATGATCGGGGCTGCAGCTCGCTGGGATCGGGGATAACCCGAAGAATTGTTCGGGTTATAACTTAGCAGGACACCGGGGCATCGGGATCGGGATCTCCCAGCCGGGGGAATCGGGAACAATTGTTCGGGATCGGGGTTATCCTGCCGTCTTTCCCCGGCAGCACCGCCTCCTGCTCCCCCGGCAGCCCCGGCACCACTACCATCTCCAGCCCTCCGGGGGCCATAACCCGAACAATTGTTCGTTTACCGGACCTGACCCGGCAGGCACGGCTGCCTCCGCCCGGCGTTCTGCTCAGTGGCCCGCCTGGATAAAAAAATTTATCTTATGGGTTGACATTATATATAGTCTGGGATACATTGGGATTATAGTTAGTAATGAGGAGAAGATATATGGAAAACTTTAATGAGCTTTATCAAGAGTATTATAAAGAATGTGATTGCATTTATCCAAGTCCTGATGAAGGAGATCATTTAAACTACGATCCAAAGTTTGTTAAGTTCTGTGAGGATCGAGAATTAGATGAAGATAAATTCGCAGAGCGTGTAAAGCAGCGCGAAGGATGGGGGGATTACGATGAAGATTAGTAGATTGCAAGAAAAAATGATCAGAGAGTTTTTTGATGACATTGATGGTGGCGCAGTAAGGGGTCGATCCCGCGCCCAAAGTCTTGGTAAAAGAGAAATCAGAAGCAAGAAGCATAATCACTTAGCATTAAAATATATCGGGCTAGGAAACGCCTACGTTTTGTGCTTTGATGGTATTCGCAGGTTGCTTTATCCAAACGAGCTTAATCGTTTTTATGATTGGTAAATAATTTCTAGAGGGTGAACTTTGCTGGGCGATCTGCCCAGCATTTTTTTGTACAGGATGCGAACAATTGTTCGGTTTATTTGAGCTGCAGGTTACAGGCACCCGCTGGTGAGAAAGATAAAAAAAATTATCTTTTTTTGTTGACAAGGTATTTTTTCTGGGATAGTATGGGATTAGTCTAGAAAGAGGAGTATATAAAATGTCTAGAAGTTACCCCATTTGGAACAAGGTCACAGCTTGCATCTATGGCAGCAGTAAAAGCTACGGTGTGAAGGCAGATGGTCAGGTTGACGTTGTAGTAGGGACGAGTGCGAAGAACAGCCACGAGTTTGTAAGCCACAGGACAACCCACAGGTTGCTTGAAAATGGTGACAGAGAGTACCGCTTCTTTGTTGATAATGTGTGCATTAAGAGAGCAGTACTTGCAAAAGGTGCAAGCAAGATTGAATTTGTGGAGGCGGTATGATGCAGAACCCACTCAAGAAGGCTGATCTATTCAACACCCCCAATAGCGTAGAAGATCTTCACGCATATATTGAAAGGATGAATGGGTCCGAAAAGGTGATGGCATACACTATCATGGGTATGACTTGGAACCTAGCAAGCGACAAGGTTGATGAAGCCCTAGCCGAGTAAATCGGGCAATCGGGCATCGGGCAGTCGGGGATCGGGGATCTCTGGCTGTCCTTTTTTTATGCCTATACCTTCCCACTTATATATATACATGCAAAAAAAAATCTCTTTTTTTTCAATAATTCCGAACAATTGTCTTGATTTATCCCATAAAGTACTAGATAAATAGGTATGTTAGTCAAAAAAATGAGGAAAAAATTATGACATATTTACATACAAAAATTTACTACATGCTTAAAGACGGTTCCACAATGGAACAAATGATTAAAGAGACTGGACGCAATCAATCGTTCATTCGTTTAGTTATTTCGAGAATTAGACAGCTTGGGCATGATGTAGGTTTTCAAATTACTTTTGAAAATTCAACATACAAAATAGTGGAGGGATAAGTCATGACAAATTTATTAACACAAGGAATTGAAATAGAGACAGCAGGCGTATCAATTGCTCAAATAAAAACAGCTTTTGAAAATGCCAGTATTAAAGGCGCAAGTGTTGTGCATGACGGTACACCAAGCGTTGACGCTGAAATTGTTTTACCGCCTTTATGTTTGTTCAATATTGACGGTACACCATGCCAAGTTGCGTATGAATACCTAACGAGTGTTAGTCGTGTACTGAATAGACTTGGTTGCCGTATCAATTCAAATTGCGGTTTACACGTTCATGTAGGCATTTATCCGTTAGCAGATGATCAACAGCCTCATTTATGGACGGCCAATAGTATCGCTAAAAAAGAACGTACTGGACGCTATTACACTACAGGCCTTCAAGATGATCCGATTAGTGCTGTTGTTTGGCATGACGTTCTTTATCGTTGTTCACGCCAACAGAATTTGATTGATCATATCTTGCCGCCTTCCCGTACTGGCAACAGATATTGCTATCCTACACGCATTGAAGCTTTTGAAGGCCGCAACGCTAATGACGCTACAATTGAAAGTGTAAAGCAATTAACACGCGGCAAATTTTCAGCAATCAATTTTGAAACATGGTCACGCGGTACCGTTGAATTTCGTCAACATTCTGGAACCATTGAAGTTGAGAAAATTATGGCATGGTGCAGGTTGATCCGAACAATTGTAAATTGGTCACGAACTGACCGCGTTGAAGAGGGTACTGGTTCAACAACACAAACAACACCAGAAAACCCGTTTAGAGCAGGCTCTAGAGTAGGCGTCCAGTACTCACTTATGAGGCGATTAGCAGGCGCAACAACACGCGAAATAATGGACGCGACAGGTTGCAGCGAACAGCGTGTTAGGGCGGCCGTTAGTGAAATACGCAATCGTATCGGTCATAGTGCTGTTGTTACTAATACCATGCAAGCGAACGGCCGCCGTTATGGTGACGGTACAGATTTCACTAGCTATGAAATTCTACACGAAATAACTGTAGAAAATTCAGGCGCGGTCATGATACCAGAAAATCGAATAGGCAACGCGAGCATATGGTCAAATGTTGATGATACAGATTTCGAATACTGGCAAGCTAGAACATCGGAGCTATACCCTAACTAGGGTATAGTCTCATATTAAACGGGAAGCCCGCCTAGTGCGGGCTTTTTTATTTTTGTAGGTACCCTAGCTAACCCGAACAATTGTACTGTACGGGACGGGGAGGGGCTGGGGACCAACGCCTTTTTTTTGCAGTTTTGCAAAAAAACCTACACTAAGTTTTGCACTAACATTCACCTAAAAAAAGACTTAGGTACCCTAGCCCCTTGACAGGTACCCTAGACCATCCCATACTATACGTCATGCCAAAGTATAGATTAACATATGGACTCACATCTGAGTTTGAAGCACAAGGTCCGGGCGAAGTTGTGCCTTTTATTCAAGAATCTCACTATTTGGGTGATGAAGATGAGCATAAGTTCATGCGCAGGCTTGCGGGTGAGATGGTTGAGTGGAACCGTGGAACCTACTGTTACACGAGCAGGGACAAGCTTGCGCAGAGCATGATGAAACAAGGTTTGCTAGAGTGTATTGATTAAACGGCCTGTTACTGTTATGATTTGCAGTAGAGGTGTTAGTCATGGTTTTAGCAAACCCATATTTACCAGTTTTAATGTCTCCTGCTGGACAGCAGGAAGATCCAAATCAGATTACTGGTGGTAATGTTGGTCAATATGATTTGAATGATGTAACCAAGCTTTATGAAGAGGGCGGTGAAGATGCTATAACGGCGAAGTATGGCGCTGATAGCATTGCTAATATTCGTTCTCAGGTTACTGGAATGCAACCGCCCGCACCGCCTCAAGCTCAAAATCCTCAACAGCAAGCTGATCCTTCTGCCGCGCCGACACCTCCAATTGCCCCAAGTATAAATATTCCCCCCATGCTTGCTGGGCAGCAGGGCGCTGGCATGTCTGGATCTCCATTTGGTGGGTATAGCTTGGGTTCTAGAGGTCAGATGATGCCGCCCATGATGCCACCGATGATGGGAATGGGGATGGGTGGTATGATGCCTATGATGGGTATGAATCCAATGATGGGTATGGGTATTGGTGCTTGTCCACCACAGCCGAATGAGC